CGCCTTCTAATCGGGTTTCTTGACATGGTCTTTTATACGACTCTGTCAAGTTATCTGAATCAGAAGTGTTCAAATACTTTCAAAACTATATTGCCAAAATTAAGGCAGTTGGTTTTAAAAGGATATTTGATCAAGCTCTTCATATGGGTCAAATGATCGGGATTCAGAATCTAAGCCGAAAGGCTTCGATTGTGAATGCTCTCGGTCAATTGGCCTTTAAAGAAGAAGCTGCTGGGAAACTTAGGGTGTTTGCACTTGTCGATATATGGACTCAATCTATATTAAAACCCCTTCATTTGACGTTGTTCGATTTACTTCGAACAATACCGAATGACGGGACTTTTAATCAAGATGAGTCTGTATCTCGATCTATGGAAAAATCATCTAAAAGTGGTTGTGCTTATTCTTTCGATTTAAGCTCAGCTACTGATAGATTACCTATCATCTACCAATCTGCCATTCTTGATCGAATTCTACCTGTAAAGATAGGAAACGATTGAGCTGGTTTATTGGTGATGCGTAAGTATTTTCTTCCATCTAGTGCAAGCAAGTATGGGATCACAGATAAATCTGTGTCCTATACTGTTGGTCAACCCATGGGGGCTTTATCGTCATGAGCAATGTTAGCTTTGACTCATCACTATCTCCTTCAGTATTGCGCTTCTAAAGCGTCAAAAACTGTTGGTTGATTTGAGAATTATGAAATTCTCGGTGATGACTTAGTTATCTTCGATCATGAAGTAGCAAGAGAATACCTTTCTTTGATGAAGAAGATCGGTTTAGAAATTAATTTATCTAAATCTATATCTTCTCCAGAAAAGAATGTATTCGAATTTGCGAAACGGACGGTGGTATCGGGTTCAAATGTTAGTGGAATATCAGTTAAACAACTGATTTCCGCAACATCTATGGGATCTAGAATCGGAAATATTTTATATTTCGGAAAGCTAGGTCTGATAAGAACCAATACTATTTTATCTACTCTTCTGGGTCGGTTTTATAAAACGGATAAATCCGCTTTATTATTACCTTCATTAGCCCTATTAGGAAGTCTTTTCAATTCAGGAAAGATTTCGCTAAAGGCGTTAGTGACTGCAATGATTGATCCAAAGGATGACGAATTCGATTTTAATACATCGGATTTTAGTCTACCTTTGAAAACTATCATTACAGCCCAGAAGGAATTGTTAAACAACAAAGTCGAGAGACTAGATCTCCTACAGATTTCAGACTTGGAAACAAGGACTGAACTGTGGGACGAGATGGAATCTGACGTTGTTGCGTCTGTTATTCTTAAGACATTGCAAAGAGCAAAAGAATTGGAAAACTCATATGATGAGTTGACCGAATCTGGTGCTTATGCAAATTGTCTTTTGAATAACATGAAGGAATTCTTGGCTTCCCAACAATCTCAAATGGTACGTTATCAACTTGATGGTTGAATAACAGAACGAATCATTAATAATGATAAGTTCGATACCTATGAGCTTGTTGAAGAAGTCGAGAAAATCGCGCATGACCACGCTACACTGGGAATGGCATCTCGCTTCACTATGGATTTCGCTTTATCATTATATGATAAAGTAGATTCCTGGTGAATGCGATTTGACATTGTAAAACAGAAGAGAATTTCTTCTGTTGATACTTTATCTCCAGTGTATCGATGAATTTCTGCCTCTCAAGGTAACTCGAGAACAGGTTATTTAGTAGAACGTAAGTTCGCTGCTAGAGATTATTAATCTACAAAGTGAGGACTATCTTAACGATAGCGACCTCTTAGGGTGAACCCCGATTGTAGTGAGATAATCTTGATGCAGCACCGACGGAATGCCTCTTTAGAGGACTCCGACGATGTCTAAACAACATTGTCATAAACGCGAAGGATTCCTTCGCGGGAGGGAGAC